CCTCATCCACATTGCCCCATTCATCGACGGCATACATCTCACGCTGAGGCATCTGCTTCTCGACGATCTCCTTCTGTGCTTCTACCGTAGCCAGCCGCCTCTGCTTCTCCTGGTATACGTGTTCAGAATTGCGACCGGTGCCCAGATTGCGGTCCACCCAGTCCTGCCATTCCCTGGAATCGTCCTGTCCGGAGATCCAGTTCTGGATGCCGGCCAGCTCCTGCTCTGCAGCACGCTTGTCATCGGGATTGTAGTTGCTCTCCCGGTGTCCGCCGAAGGTACTGTAGTCACTGACCCACTCGTCCTTCATGCCGGCCAGCTGGTCCTGCAGCTCCTTCTCCCGCTGTTTGGCCTGATCGTAGGAGAGATAGGAACCGTCTCCGGCGTCGTACATGTAGGTGTCACGATACTTGCTGTAGCCTTCATTGTTCTTGTTGAGACTATCTGAGATGCCCGAGAATGTTCTGTAGTAGTCCGCGAAGGCGTCGTATTCATCATCACCCTTGCGGTACCCGTTTTTCTCAAGCTCCTTCAAATAATCTCCGGCGTCCTGTGCGTAACGGGAGAAGTCGCGGGAGAACGCGGAAGCCTGGCGCGGATTCCAGGAATCATAATCCTGGGGAAGACCCTTCGCCCAGTCTCCATAGCTGGACAGCTCTTCGTCCCAGAAAGCCATGCTCTTGGGCATCCCTGATTTAGGCGGAGTGGGGACCTTGTACTTTCCGGCCTTGATCTGATCTGCTGTGTAGCCTCTGCTTCTCAGGGAGTTGTACAGCTCCTGCGTCATCTTTTGCCCGGAAGAAGTATTCTGAGAGGAAGATGTGCCGCTGTTAGAGTAGCGCTGCTTAATCTGGTCCGCGCTGTATCCCTGGTTCCTGAGCTTATTGTATTCTTCCTGTGTCATATCATGACCTCTCTTTACTTAACGTATACCAGTCTCTGCCCTCCGGCCCCGTTCCGTTTTTTACTGCTATTGTTGCCGGTGTAATTCTTTTCAAGATCGTCCCAGTTTGTGTTGTCCTTTTTGAGAACGTTCTTGTAATAATAGCTGTCGTAGAAGTTCCCTCCAGCTCCGTCTCCGGCATCATATCCGGCCGGATACTGTCCGGTCATGGCCCGGTACTCTTCGGCGGAGATCCTGCCGGTGTTGTAGGCCATGTCCGGATTGCCGGCGTTCCACACCTTCTGCATCTCTGCCGCTCTGTCAGATCCGAAGAGCGCAGCGAAGCCGGAGAAGTCACCGTAGGCAGCCAGTGTCTGAGCCTGGTCAAGGGTCCGGTTATATTCCTGATCAGCTTCAGCAGTAGATCTGGCATAGGCGTCAGATCCCGTCTGATATGCCCGGCCATAGGCAGTGTCGGCACGGTCAGTCCAGTATCCGCGCTCATTGTTCCACTGGTTGAAGGCGTCCATATAGCGGCCATACTCGGTGTCGCTCATCTCTCCAGCCAGGCCGAACGCATCCTTCAGCCTGTCTCCCTCATCCTTGTATCTTCCGTATGCTCTGTCGTACATATCCAGCGCCACATCACCCAGGCCCTGGAGATACTGGTCATAGGTTTGCTGTCCTACCTTCTGACCGTAGCTGGATCCATAGCCTCCGGTGAGAGCTGCCGCCTGGCCCATAGTGTCCTTCATGGCCAGCTTCCCTGCCTGCATGTACTTGTCGGCATACTGCTTATAGAGGCTGTCATCGTCCAGGGAGTATTCGAACTCCGGCCGGTTGATCAGCTTCCGGTAAGCATCGGCCACATCGTTGTCGTAGGTCCCTTTATAGGTGGGCTGTGTGGCTGTAGTCTGATCAAGCTGCCGCTTAGCCGCCTGGTATTCACTGTCGCCGGCAGCATCATTCTTTATGGTCTTTCGCCAATCGTCATACGATTTCGCCATTCTTCTTGTTCTCCTTCCTCATGAGAATGAATTCCGGGTACTGCTCGGCCAGGTGCCGGAGCCCGGTCATGATCGTTTCAAACAGGATGTTCGCTGCCTCATACCGCTGGCCCCTGGGGAGCAGCACGACGTAGGCATAGCCGTCATCCAGTTTGGATTCTGCATAAATATGCAGTTCATCCGCCGCCTCCACGATGGTAAACATCAGGGTACTGACTGCGCAGCATACCAGGTTCTTTCCCGGATCACCGGCTCCGGATGCATGGCCCTTGGCCTCAATGCTCATCGGTGAGCGGTCATTGTAGGTGATGGTGATCATGCTGTGCTCCCTCCCGGCTGAGCGGCTGTAGCGGATCTCTCCCTGGCTTTTTGCACGTGCTTTGCTTCAGCATTCGGATCATTATCAAGGCTCACGTCTTCAGCATCCAACTGTCCCACATCAGGCCTTGCTGCCGGAGCTGGCTGTCCCATGATCTCTGCTGCCAGCCGGCGTGCCATTTCTGGATCGTGCTCCTGTGCCAGTCCAAGTGCGATCTGCTGGTAGAGAGCCAGCTTCTGAGCCATTGTCCCATTGGCGGAGATGGCCTGCATTACGTCGTCTTTCTGATCGAAGTCCATCATGTTCATGCAGGCAAGGGACTGGTCCACGTTCTGCGGATCAAAGAAATGCATGCCATAGAACTGCAGCGCCAGCTCGTTGTTGCTCATTCTGGTATAGTTGCTCTTCTTTTCCGGCACGATATCGATATCGAATACAGGCAGCCGATATCCCATATCCTGGCCTCCCAGGAATCCCTGGGGCTGAGGCTTCATCCCCTGATTCGAGAACGTTATAAAGCGCTGGACGCCCATGTTGCCGGTGATGCGGAACTGCCTCGGAAGGTCATAGAACTGTCTTGCCAGTTCAATGGTGAGGTTGATGACATCGGAGTAAGCATCATACGACATGATGGTAGATGCTCTGGAGCCTTTGCCGGATGCTTCCTGCAGTGCCGCAATGGCAGATGCAGCCGTCACACCGCCGGCAGTAGATCCAGTGGATGTCTCAGTGTTTCCGCTGGTCTCACGCAGTTCGTTCACAGTGAAGTCCAGAACACTGATATGGTTGCCGGACAGATTGTCTGTAGTGATTGGGCGGATGCTGTCATCACCCAGGTTCCCATTCACATGGACCATGGCCTTTTCCAGGTTGAGGAACTCTTCCTCATTGATGCTTCCGTCCTTCCGGATGAAGAATCTGGGCATCGCTCCGGCCATGACATTGCGCAGGAAAGCTGTGTTCATCAGGTCAATTCGGGTCTGAGCATTGGCACACACGTCCACATAGCCGTAGCCTGCCGGAGATCCTTCAACCGGGTACAGCACGTCAAAGACGTAGGGATACAGGCCGTGATCATACAGGCCCCTGTCCGCACGCTGCGGATCGTTCTCTGTGGCGTAGAGCAGCTGCTCCCCTGCAAACTTGGCATAATGTAGGACGCCGTTCTTCTTGTAATACACGTCCACAACAGAGACCTTGTCCTCCAGCGGAACGGCATCATCCGTAGGCTGCCTGACAGGGATAATGGCGGTGGATAGATTGTACTGATCGATATCCGGATATTCCGCGATCAGCGCATCCTTATCAACTACCTCCAGATCAAAGACGTACTTGGAGTCCTGGATATCTGTGATGCCTGGCTCCCAGTAGATGTTCAGCACATCCCTGCGCTTGATGGAGATGTCTCCCAGGCCATTCAGCTTCTTCGCATCCCAGATCACCTTGTAGACTCCGGTGCCTGTCTTCAGCTTGCTCCAGACGATCTGATCGAACGTCTTTTCAAACTTGTTCTGCTTAAGGATGACCGGGATGATCTTGGTCAGTGCCCATGCCATCTCCTGGTCGCTCTTTTCCCTCGGCAGAATGTTGGGGCGGGGGAAAGACTCAAGAGCGTCAGCATGCTTCGACACGATGACATTGTGAAGCCAGGCGCTCTTTGCCCGGAAGCCGTCATTCTTAGGATCAGTGGCAAGCGCTTCCTCATATTCGTTGCGCAGCTTCCACCATTTTTCGGCTGAGCGCACCCGTCCGTCCAGGCGGGCCTTACCCGATTTGTATCTTGATAGAGTCTCTGTCCATTTGCGGATCACTTCTTTGTTTACCGGTAGGCCCTGCCGCTCCGTCTCCTTATCTCGGAGAGCAAGTGCAGCCTGATCTGCCGGATCGGAAGGATTCGCACGCGGTTCGTTATTTCGATAGGTTTCCATAGAATCTTCCTTTCGTAGTGTGTTGATTCAGAGGGTCGATGAATATCTGCTTCTCTTCAGCCGGGCGCGTCGGCTGGATTGGCCTTGACATGCAGGCATATCTCCATTCGTCAGAGACATGGTCCTCCAGGGTTGTGTCCAGATCCTCTGGAATGGTGGTGCTGTACATCATCAGCGGGACAGTGCGGATGAATGCCCTGCAGTTTTGGAACACATACATCATGGGATAGCCATTATCATCAAACTGCAGACGGTAATGACACTGCATCCATCCAGGGATCCGCTGATTGTCCCCTGGCTGAAAGTACAGTCCATACTTCATGGCAGTCTCTGCTATGCTTATGCCTCTGGAAGCATCCCAGATAGCTGGGTCTGCTACACCGTCGATCTCTCTCCCGGCCAGCCAGGGATGCTCCCGTTCGATCCTGGATATCTCCTCGAACTGCCTCTCCGGGGACCACTTGACGCCGGTGTTCGGTTCATCGGTGCATCCGTAGAGCTCCAGGATCCGGTAGAACACTCCCCCATAATCCACGGCCCACCAGGCGCAGGAGAAAGGCTTTCCGTATCCGAAGTCATAGGAGCGGAAGACAGTCCAGCCGGCTGGCGGATTGAATGGCTCAATGACATGAGTCCAGCAGCGAGCCCTTGTCAGTGTCTCAGCGGTGTCATCGCAGCCATGATCATGGGCAGCCTGGATATCCGGTACAAGCCGGAGATCCTCAAAGAACTGGCCTTCAAAGATGTCCCAGTTGCCGTGCAGCCACATGTCCCTCAGTCGAGCGGGCAGGGCCTGAAGACTGCGGATGTAATCCGGATCTGAACGAAGCAGCGGCTTATTGTCGTAGACATAGCTCTGGATGAAGGCGTAGTCATCCGGATCCTCTCCATCTTCGAACTTTCGGTCAATGAAGATCCTCTTCACCCAGGCATGGCCTATGCCACCGGGGTTGCAGGTGTAACGGATCAGTTTTGGGAAGTTGTTTACGCCGCGGACGCAGGCAGTCAGTTTCTTCATCGTCTCTTCAGGCTGCTGTGTGGCCTCGTCCACAAACAGCACGTCCACCTCAGTCCCCTGGAATCTATCTGCGTCCTTGTCTGTATCACAGTACCTGAACAGGATTATGCTGCCGTTCGGGAATGTCATCTGCTTCTTCTGATCGTTGTACCTGGCAACTCGATCCTTGCTGTAACAGCGCAGCATCTCCACCATTGGCTGGATATGGTTGGCCGTCAGCTCCGGATAGGTCTTTCGGATGATCATGACCTTGATGCCCGGATACTTCAGGCACAGCGTGATGGCCAGCACACGGACAGCCCAGCTCTTCCCTCCGCCACGGGCGCCGCCAAACGCCAGGAACTTGTGCTGATCAGTGAGGAAGCGCTTCTGTGTCCTGGATGGTTTAGGGATCTGCAGCTTCATCATCGTCGTCATCATCTCCCCAGTCAGTGAACTCGACCACCAGCTTATTGTCGTCGCTGCTCCCGGCAGCCTCTTCCATCATCTGCTTGTACAGCGCCATCAGATCCATCAGCGCCGACGACATGCTCTTCAGATCCTTCGGGGCGAACGGAAGGTCAAACAGCATCGTCTCATCGATCTTGCCCATGAGCTTCTTCGTTGCGTCGATCAGATCAGACTGCAGCTGGCTGGCATAATCGGAGAACTTCTCGGCAGTTTTCTCTGCTGTCCTCTGGTGACACAGCTCCGTCACCCTGGTGACATAGTCCTCTTTCGCCTTTTGCCAGTTTCCCTTTGCCGCCTGGCGGATCACGGTCCGCTTCGAAGCTCCGTACTTGTCCGCAATGTCCTGGTAGGAAAAGTCGCCGGTCACATATTCTCTTTTGGCGGCCTCCCAGTTTGTCACATGATCACCTCATTGACGTAGATCCCGTGCACCA